AGCCTGCGGAAGTGAAGTTATCGACTATATCGAGGTGGAAAACTACATCCTGACACTCGAGAGCAAGCTCGGAGTCGAGATCCAACAGGTCGGATACGATAAGTGGAACGCGATTTCAACCGTACAGAAGCTCGAGGCGGAAGGATATTCGTGCGTGGAGATAAAACAGCACAGTTCCGTGCTTCATGCTCCGACGAAGCTTCTCAAAGAGTCGATACTCAACAAGCAATTCGTATACGACGACAACCGTCTTCTGGAGATCAACTTCCAGAACGCGAGATGTACGGAAGATACGAACCTCAACAAGTACGTGAACAAGAAAAAATCTACCGGCAAGGTGGATATGGTAGTCGCAACGATTAACGCGACATATCTGGTGCAGCAGGAAATGATATACGGCAGTGATTTTGTCGTGCAGGTGATTTGAGATGGGATTATTTAACAAAAAAGAGGAAGAACCGGCAAACAGTATCCAGATGACAGATGCTCTTCTCGAGGCGTTTCTTCAGGAAGACACGGTATCGAGAAAGATGGCGATGAACGTGCCAACGTTCGCCGGATGTATCAACACAATAAGCAACACCGTGTCATCGGTGCCGATCTATCTGTACAAACGCCAAAAGGACGGATCAAGCGTAAAAGTCGAGAACGATAAGAGAGTAGACCTCATCAACGAGGACACAGGCGATACTTTCACCGGATCTGACCTCAAAAAGCAGATAGTCAAGGACTACTACACGAATAAAGGCGGCTATATCTACATAAACCGCAAAAGAGAGATCAAGTCTCTTCATTACGTCGATCCTGACTACATTACATTCCAGTACAGCGAGGATCCTATCTTCAAAGAGTACAGGATCATCTGCAACGGAAAGACGTACAGACCTTTTGACTTCGTGAAGATCCTCCGGACGACACAAAACGGATGGAAGGGTACATCTATAATCGCCGAGAACGCGACTATCCTGAGCGTAGCATATAACTCGCTCAAGTTCGAAAATACGCTCGTTAAGAAGGGCGGAAACAAAAAAGGATTCCTGCAGGCAGCTCATAAGCTCGCTGACGATGCTATCACAGCACTCAAAAACGGATTCCGGAAGCTGTATTCGAACGACGGAGAGAACGTGATCATCCTAAACGACGGCGTCACGTTCAATGAAGCCTCCGAAACATCGGTAGAGATGCAGCTCAATGAGAATAAAAAGAGCAATGCAGCCGAGATCTGCAAGCTCTTCAATATGCCTCCGGCGATCATAAACGGCGGAGCGACATCTTCGGACCGACTGGCATATGTTCAGGACTGCATAATTCCTCTCCTGGACGCAATATGTAAGTCGCTCGACCGTGATCTCCTGCTCGAAAAGGAGAAAAAGGACTATTTCTTTGCAGCTGACACGTATGAACTGACAAAAGCGGACATCAAGACACGCTATGAGGCTTATGCGAACGGCTACAAGAACGGATTCCTGCAGATAGATGACATCCGCAAACAGGAGAACCTTGCTTCCCTCGGACTCAACTTCGTGAAGCTCGGACTCCAGGATGTTCTATATAACCCTGACAACGGCATGATTTTCACGCCGAATATGGGACTAAAAGTCAATATCAATGATGTGGCAAACGGTAAAGAAGTGCCGGATGAGGAAAACGAGCCGGATGTTGTAGCGTCCGGATCAGAACCGAATCAGGCAGGAGCGGCAGCGGGCGACACGTCAGGAAAGGAGAACCCGGATGAAGATAACGCTAAGAGCTGACTCCGTAGAGATCGAAGGGTATGTCAATGCGGTAGGTCGTGATTCGCGGCACATGGTAGATGAGTTCGGTGCGGATTTTGTAGAACAGATTCAGCCCGGAGCATTCGCTCTGGCTCTATCAAAGAAAGCAGATCCTGTATTGATGCTTCATAACCACAACAATGACCGCGTGATCGGATCAACGGACGAAAACCTTGAACTCGAAGAGGACAGTATCGGACTCCACGCAAGGGCAACGGTCACGGATCCCGAGATCATACAGCTTGCCCGCGATGGTAAGCTCGTCGGATGGAGCTTTGGATTCCATCAGCTCGATTCCCGGACAGCTTATGATTACGACGCCCATATTGAACGCTCTATCGTGACAGAACTCGATCTTGTCGAGGTATCGCTCATTGATGACAGCATGCTTCCTGTGTACGCAGGAACAAGCGTACATGCGAGATCCAAAGACAAGGAAAAACTCGTCACAAGAGCAATGGACAGGGACGTAATACGCACGCTGGAAGAAATCGAGAAAGCTCCGGAAGAGCAGCGGGCGACAGAACCCGAAACCGAACCGGCAAAGCCGATCGATTATTCAAAGTATCATGACATCATCAACAGATTAAGGAGGAACTAAAATGAACCTGAAAGAACTCATGGAAAAGAGAAATGACCTCGTAGGACAGATCGAGGAACTTACAAAGAACATCGAAACAGAGCAGAGAGCGTTCACACCTGAAGAGGACGCGAAGGTTGACGAGCTCACAAAGGAAATCGAGACCATCGACAAGACGATCGAGCAGTGCGAGAGAGCACAGAAGTTCACAAAGAAGGACATCGCTTCCGACAACGAAGAGAGCGAGAGTACTGAGCAGATGGAGATCAGAGCGTTCGCGAACTTCCTTCGCAACCGCTCAGGTGATTCCAATATCACAAAGAGCGATAACACAGCTGTCATCCCTAAGACTGTTGTCAAGAAGATCATCGACAAGATCAAGGACATCAGCCCTCTCTTCAGGGACGCTGAGAAGTTCAACATAACCGGAACAGTATCAATCCCTTACGTTGATGCTGCAAATGACAACATCACGGTTGCATACGCTTCAGAGTTCACGGATCTCGAAGCAAAGTCAACAAAGCTTCTCTCGGTAGACCTCAACGGATACCTTGCAGGCGTACTTGCAAAGGTTTCAATATCACTGCTTAACAGCACGGACATCGACCTCGTTGATTTCGTAGTCGGAAAGATGGCAGCAGCAGCTGCAGTATTCATCGACAGCGAGATCCTCGCACCTTCAGATCCGACTCACAAGGTTACCGGCGCCGCTGCAGCTACGCAGATCGTATACGCTGGATCAACAAGCGCTATCACAGCAGACGTTCTTATCAGACTTAAGAACAAGCTCAAGAGCGCATATCAGTCAGGCGCATACTTCGTAATGCATCCCGACACATTCACAGCATGCCAGCTCCTGAAGGATAAGAACGACAGATACCTCTTCAACGATGACGTTGTTGAAGGATTCTCCGGAACAATCCTCGGCAAGCCGGTATACGTATCGGATCAGTGCCCTGCTATCGCAGCAAACGCAAACGCTATCTACTACATCAACCCCGCACAGGCACTCGCTGTCAAGGTTGTTGAGGATAACGTACAGCTTCTCCGCGAGAAATATGCTACACAGCACGCTCTCGGCGTTGTTGAGTGGCTTGAGTTCGATGCGAAGATCCAGAACGAGCAGGCGGTTGCAGTTCTCAACATGTCAACAGCATCCATCTAAGAGGTGACCATATGAAGATTACAGCAAAGGTAAGCTTCTCAGGTCTCAACTTTTCGGCGATTCCCGGGCAGGTTCTTGACCTGCCCGAAGAGATCGCAAAGGACCTGATACAGGCGGGATACGCCGAAGCAGAAAGTGCGAAAACACAGAAGGCGGAGGCGGTAAAAGCGGAGGCAAAAGATGAAGATAAGCGAGATAACGCAGGAGCTAATACTAAATCAGCTCCGAGAAAACGCACAAGCACTAAGCGAAACTGACCTCGCGTACATTGATGCGCTCAAAGAAGCGTCAATCGCCTACATAAAGGACTGGACGGGTATAGGTGGAGTAGATGTGCCGGATGAACACGGAAGAATGCTCGACGACTACGAGGATCTTGTATTTCCATTCATGGCCATCATTTCGTTCATGTACGACAACCGCCAGATGACCGTCGAGAAGGACAAGATCAATCCGATAGCTGCATCGATGCTTAATCTTCACTCGTTTAACTTCGTACCGTCGGAGGGATCCTCTGAGAAACCGGAGGTCTCAATATGAACGGCGGGCAGATGATATCAAACGGAAGACCTTACGAGATAACGATTCAGCAGAAGCTGGCGTCCGTCATGGATGATTCCGGATTCGAAGAAGAAGAGAGATGGGAAGACTTCTACACGAACTACGCCTATGTCAATTCTCTGTCCGGGAACGAAAGATGGATGGCCGCACAGGTCGAATCGGATCAGACGGTCCGCTTTTCACTACGCTGGCACCCACAACTCGACGAGGTCAAGCCGAAATACTTCAGAATAGTCTTTGCGGGTAGAATCTACACGATAACATTCGTAGACAATGTTCAGTACAAGAACGAGACGGTCAAGATAGATGCTCTGGAGGTAGAAGCATGAGCTTCAATTACTCAATGGACGGAACAGATACCGGTGTTTTTCTCGACTTCAAGTTTGAAGATGTAGCGAAGAAGGCACTGAACGAAGTACGGCCCGAGATCGAGTCGGAAACAAAAGCCGCCCTGAGAATGTCGGTACAGCACTCCGGAGACTCGGAACTCGTAAACTCCATCAAGAGCTACGAACCGTCCGCAACCAGAAACGGAGAGGGAGTATGCGTCAAGTGCCTTCCGACCGGAAGAAGCAGCGGGAAAACACACTACTACAACCATGATCGAGGCAAGACCGTCACAAAAGCGGTGAGCAACAACGACAAAGCCTTCTGGCTTGAGTACGGAAACTCACATCAGGACGCTCACCCGTGGCGAGATAGAGCGTGTAACAATGCCGAATCAAGGGTACTGGACAAAGTCGAGAACATCATCGCGAAAGAGCTTGGAGCGGAATAATGGACGTAAACAAAGAAATACAGGAGCTCAGCACGATAACAGGGCTCCCTGTCTCACCGGATATGTATTCCGGGAATGCTGAAAAGTACATAGTGTATGCGTACACGGATGAGCGGCCGACGTTCTGGGGAGACGATCAGACTCTCGCAGACCAGGTCACGATACAGATCAGCCTGTACACTCCGGCAAAGTTCAACTATATGGAGATCAAGCACTTGATTCGTGACTACATCGAGACTCTCGGTGAAATAAACGATATATCGAGCTGGCTTGAAACCTTCACCGCGAAGAACAACCTGGAAAAGACCGTAAGACGCACAACATTCAACGTAACGATAACGAAAGAGAGGTAACAACAATGGCAAATGTAGGACTCCGTAAGCCATATGTCGCAAAGTACGACAGACAGGCAAAATCTTACTCAGACGGGTTCAGATACTCTCATGCTGTGAGCATGGGTATCACACCCAACTACGCAGAGGCTTCACTCTACGGCGATGACGTGCAGGTAGAGTACGAGAAGGACTTCGTAAACGCAGCGATCACGCTCGGAACGACTTCAACTCCTCTTCAGGCAGCTGACACAATGTTCGGACACACTGTAGATGCTGAGAACAAGAAGGTAACTTACAAGGCGACCGACGAAGCAAACTATGTCGGCGTAGGTATCACTGGAGTCGAGAAGGTTGACGGTGTCACACAGTACATCGCACTCATCATTCTCTGCGCTAAGTTCGCAGACTCTGCAGAGAGTTACAGCACGAAGGGCGATCAGCTCCAGTTCAACACACCTTCGATCGAAGGTACCGCAATATCCGCAGACGATGACGGAAACTGGAAGCAGACGAAGATCTTCGACACTGCTGAAGCAGCTGATGCATATGTAAGAGATTTCCTGAACATTTCAGACGATCCTTCCATATAATCATCAACCCATGACGGCGGAGCGGGGCAACCCGCTCCGTTTTTAAGGAGATAGCATGCGAGAAATCACGCTCCCGACAGTCACAATAAACGGGGAAACGTACCCGATATATTGCGATCTGTTCGTTCTTTCACAGATTCAAGAAAAAATGGATATAAACGACTTCGAGCGCGGAATAATCGGCGCCGAGATCGTAAGAGACGAAAACGGAGATCCGGTGCACAAAGAAGACGGCCGGATCGAGGTAGTACTCGGACAATACGACTTCAAGGCCCTGATCATGGGATTGACACTCATGATCAACGAGGGGCTTTTAATAGATTCAGAGCAAAAAGGCACCGAATACGTGCCGGTAGACGAGAAATACATCGGAAGAGTGTGCGATATGCCGCTCATCGTACTGTCAAACACGGTTCACAACACATTCGGACGGTGTCTTGAGTCAAAAAAAAACGAAACTCCGAAGAAGACGGGTACAACGAGGAAGAGGAACACTTCGAAATAGACTTCGACCGGATATTCCTCATGTGCC